GCAAAGGCTGCTAAGGATGAAGTTAAGAACTTAAACCTAGAGGTTCTTTCTCTTGCTGAAGATTTAAAGAAAAAAGTTGTAGATGCTGGAGATGCAATTAAGGCTATTGCTAAAGCAAGAGAAGCATTAAAGATGCCACCTAAAGGAACAGTAGCTGCAAAGAATGCTGATGAGGCACGCAAGCGTGCAACAGAGGCTCATCTATACAAAAGTAGAATTAAGGGTAAATAATGGCATTATCAATGGAACAAGTTGCAGCGAGAGTTGAAAACCTCCGCTTCCGCAACGCTGAACGCGACGGTCGTAATCTTGACGTACTCGCAGTTCGCAAGGGTAACATTGCATCTGTATATCCTGACTTCTTCCCAGACGGAGTAGATGCTAACGTAGTTGCTAACTTTATTGACATTGTCGCCCGCGACTTGTCAGAAGTTATGGCACCATTACCTGCGGTCAACTGTTCTGCTGCCAACTCTGTTTCAGATAGAGCCCGTCAGTTTGCTGACAAGCGCACACGTATTGCCTCAAATTATTTTGCTCACTCTGACCTTTCGGTTCAGATGTACCAAGGTGCCGACTGGTACCTAACTTACGGTTTCCTCCCATTCTTTATTGAATTGGATGAGGAAGCAAAGATGCCACGCATCCGCCTAGAAAACCCAGTGGGTGCTTACCCAGAATTCGACCGCTACGGACGCTGCATTGCCTTTGCAAAACGCTACATGACTTCTTTAGCGGAGTTAGTTTCATTATTCCCTGAGTACGAATACTCTTTGCTTGGTGGCGCAAGCTACAAGCAAGACTTAAATACTCAAGTAGAAATGATTCGTTACTTTGATAAAGACCAATCAATCATCTACATTCCTACAAAGGATAACCTAGTACTATCACGTGCTAAGAATCCATTGGGTAAGATGATGGTTATAGTAGCACGTAAGCCATCTATTGATGATGAACTACGCGGACAGTTCGACGACATCCTGGGTATCCAGTTACTTCGTAACCGCTTTGCATTACTCGCAATGGAAGCTGCAGAGAAATCCGTTCAAGCTCCTATCGTACTTCCACAGGATGTACAAGAGTTGCAACTTGGTGGCGACGCTGTTATTCGTACAGCTAACCCAGCAGGCGTACGCCGTGTAGAACTTAATATTCCAGCAGGTGCATTCACTGAACAGAACTTGCTGAACCAAGAACTTCGTGTTGGTGCACGTTACCCTGAATCACGTACAGGAAACATTAGCGCATCAGTTGTTACTGGCCAAGGCGTTCAGGCTCTTATGGGAGCCTTTGATACGCAGGTCAAATCAGCACAGGCAATCTTTGCTTCTGCTCTTCGTGATGTAATCAGCATTTGTTTTCAAGTTGATGAAACTATTTTTCCAGCAGAAAAAACAATTCGTGGTGTTGACTCAGGTTCACCTTATGAAATTACTTATTCTCCTAAGAAGGACATCAAGGGCGACTTTTCAGCCGATGTCCGTTATGGAATGCTTGCTGGTCTTAACCCAGCACAAGGACTTATCTTTATGCTCCAGGCACTTGGTGGTGGACTCATCTCCAAGGATATGGCAATGCGTGAACTTCCATTTACGGTTAACGTAACCCAAGAACTAGAAAAGATTGAAATCGAAAGCATGCGAGCATCGCTTCTCGGTTCCATTACTGCACTCTCTCAAGCGATACCGCAGATGGCTATGCAAGGCCAGGACGCTTCTGAAGTTGTGCGACAGATTGCGGCTGTCATTAAGGCACGCCAAAAGGGACAGGCATTAGAGGACGTCATTGAAGAAGTCTTTACGCCGCAGCCGCAACCAGTTCCTCCTGCTGGGGCCCAACAAGCGGTTGAGCAACCGTCCCCTGTTCCCGCTGGTGCTTCAGCAGGAGGCGCTACACCTGAAATTGAACAAGCACCACCAGACATTATGAGCCTGTTATCAGGCATTACAGGTGGAGGAACACCAACAGCAAGCGTTCGTTCATCGCGACGCATATAATCTAGGAGGGGACAATGACAACAATCGTTGGCGTGCAACTAGAACACGGCTGTGTCATTGTTAGTGACAGTAGAATTGCTGCAGGTGGTAAAGTTTATACACATTCTGATATGGTAAAAGCGGTTGAACGTGGAAGTTATATCATTAGTGGTGCTGGAAATTATCGTGCTTTACAAGTAGTACTCCATGGTTGGACACCACCTATGGTTACAGCTAAAGCTAAAACAAATCTATATGAGTTTGTAATTAATAAAGTAATACCAACATTAAAGGCAGCACTTGTTGAAGCTGGTGTAGATGTTAATAAGACATCAGATGATGATGACAATAAGTTTGAACTTAATATTTTAATAGCAATTAATGGAATTATCTTTGAGATTGATTCTGATTTTGCAGTTGGCATGAATAGTACAGGATTTTATGGTATTGGTTCAGGTGGAGATTTCGCCGTTGGCGCACTTCATGCTGGAGTAAGTACATTAGATGCAATGAGAATTGCAGCGCTTAACAATAACGAGACGGCCCCGCCGTTTCATATTCTTGAACAAGAAACTAAGTAGGAGGAACAATGGCAACTCAAGGTGGATATCGCAAGCCAGGTACACCTGCTCCAGTTTCAGGTCCAGGTGCGCTCTCACGTCGCACAGATGGTCGAGTTGGTGAAGGTTATGCTTATGGAATGAATAAGCAAATTAATGAGCAAGCCGCAGGTGCTCCTATGGCAAAAGCTCCACAACCTAGACCAGCTAGCGCATCTAAAATGATGAGCGCAAGCCCTTTGCCAGCAATTACTCCTATCACAGCAGAAACAATGGACGTGAACGACCCTATCACTAATGGTGTTCCAATTGGGCCTGGTGCTAATTCAATTCCTGGGATGGCTTCTGGTCCAACAGAGGACCCAGACATTAATATGATTCGTGATTATTATCCGATGCTTGAGTTCTGGGCCAGTCAACCAGGTACATCACAGGCTACTAAAGACTACGTGCAGTACTTAAGGACGATTATTTAATGAATCTCTGGGAGTACATTGGCAAGACGCAGAAGGTATTTAAAAATACCCCTGCTGCGCAAATTACATCACCTAACAGTACTAGAATTCCTTTTAGTACTGCATTCGATATCGCATCTAATCTGCCTGCAAATCCTGGCGGATGGGACAATGATGACACCGAAAAAGTAAGACAGGTTGCACTTAACACTGTGTCTAAGGCAAACCCAGCTCTTGTCGGTGGGACAGTTGGATTAATCCTTGGCGGACCAGTCGGTGCTGCAGTGGGTGCTGGTGGTGGACTTGCGATTCAGCAGATTGATGAAGCAACTGATGGTGGCGCAACTAAAGTTTTACAAGCTGGACAAAAAAACTTTCGCTCTAACTATGCATTTTTACGCAACGTAGCTGATGAGAACGCAGCAATGGGACTACTTGCAAGCCTTGGCTTTGTAGCAGGTGGCCTTGCTGGTGGTCTTGCAGGTTTTGCTTTAGGTGGACCAGCAGGAGCATTTGTTGGAGCAACCGCTGGCGCAGGACTTGCTGGTAAAGGTTTACGTGATACATTTGAAACTGACCTAGGTGCAAGTATTTCAAAGACTCTAAACAAGTCTGCAAAATTTTCTGAGTCAGATGTAGGACAAGAGCGTTACAACCTTGGCCGTGATGTAGTTCACACTGCTGCACAAATTACTGGGGCACAGACTCTTGGTGATACAAGCAAAGGCATTGGAGCTATTTCTTCTGGTCTTGTTAATTTTGTTGCAGAAATGGGTCTTGGATTAGATATTGCCGCAGCAAAGGGTGCAGGCCTTGCTGTTAAGGGCACACTAAGAAATCCAATTGTTGAACCTTTAACCCCATTTCAGAAAAAGATTTATGGCAAGTCTGAAGCAGAGCGCGTTGGCGCACGTCTAGCTGCAGATGTTGACCTAATTAAACGTACAGTTGCTGGTGAAGAAACTGTATACACACCAGTATTTAAACTTATTCGTGAAAACGATGCGTCAACAATTGGAAATCGTGCAGGATTTGAAAGCGCAAGTGGAAAACTTGCAGCTTCTCTTATGGCTAGAGAGTCAGATGAGACAATTGGATTAGTAATTCGAGTCGGTCGTGGTGACCCAGATGCAATAGCAGAACTTGCACTCAAGCGTGCTGATAAATTTGCAGAATGGACACGTTTAGATGATGCGGTGGCCCATGTAAACAACAATGGTTTATTTTCATTGCAATTTAAAGGTCAAACTTTAGTACTATCTAAGCGTTTTAAAAACAATGTTGCTCTTTTAGATGCAGAAATTGAAGCATTAAAGAAAGAGGTTGGCTGGCTGGATGATGCTTTAACTATTCAAGGCGACCTTACAAGTAGAACCGTGTCTAAATGGGCAGTGGTTGAAAAAGTACGTAATGATTTTGCTAAAGAAAACGCTACTAGAAAACTTGCTCTTGATGACAATGCTCAAATGGAAACAGGATTAGGTAAAACATATCAGTGGTTCTACCAGAAAAGCCCATTGTCGCGTCCTATCCGTGGTCTGGACCGTTTGACGGACGATGCCCCACGTCAAGTCATTAATTACAATGAGCCATTTGCTGCAGGTATCAGAATGCAGACAAGTCTTCGTTCTGCTGAAAAGTACGGCGCTTCAATCCCACAGGAAAACCTTCGCGTTTATAATAATTGGATGAAGGCTAGAACAGAGAACGAAAAAACTGCAGTCATCGACAACTATGTTGACACTGGTATGAAGTTAATGGGTGAAAAGTATAACGTTGGCGTAGATATTATTCAGTTTGCTATTGACAAGTATAACATGACGCACAAGCGCTTTAAAGATGAAGCTATTAAAGCACGCGAATTAAAGCAGGGTTACATGAATGACCCTAACGACCTTGATGGTCCACTACTTGAAGACGCTAGGCTTATTACCCAGCTAGCAAATGGCGCAATACTTCCCGACTGGAAGTTTATAGATGGCGTAATGAAAGACTTTGCAAAGCGTAATGGTGATACAACCAAGATTATTCGCAGCAAAGAAAGTGCAATGTGGTTAGCCGATGAGTTTAACAGCTTATGGCGCACAGGTACTTTGTTGCGTACTGGTTACCCAATCAACGTAATCAAAGACTCCTACATCCGTGCATGGGGAGACGGTGCCATCGGTGGTATGATGAAGTATCTTGCTCTAGATGTAATTGATGCAATCTCATCTAGTACAAATACTGTTAACCGAGTTAATCGTTCGGCCTTATCTGCGGTCAATCCTAATTACAATATGAAGCAGATTAGAAAAGATATTGCATCTCGCCAATTAGTTCTTAATGAGTACGATAAGTCTCTTCTTAAAGCAAAGTATGACGTCAATAATCCACCAAAGACTGTTCCAGTAGATTTGATTCCTGACGTGCAGCGCCGTAACGACGTTGCTAACAATATAGCAGCTCTTCGAGCACAAGAAACTAGACTTGTATCTGGTGTAAAGATTAAGCCAGTTAATGTTCGCAAGGTTACTCTTGATGGAGAAGAATTTGAAAGCGCATTCGGTGGACGAATGGGCTCCATCTTTAAACAGAAGATTAATCAAAAGGATGACCTACGTGCAGCAGTAGCTGGCGTACGTGAGCTAGAGGTTGACATATCACGCCGTGGTAGAAGTGGTGCGACATCTATTTTGCCTACAGATGAAGTGCGTCATATGCAGTCTTGGCTACAAATTCTAAATGATAAGCTACGTTTCGACCCAGT